AAATGGTTTTCATCTCTTGAGTACGGGAAGGGCTTACTTTCAAAAAAGGGATCATGAACTACACTATCCTCCTGCACTATAGGGTAAACTACTTGGGCCAAAAACTCTTGGTCAACCTGCCAAGTATCTGATCCATTATAGTCTACCATTAACTGGCGCATAGCTTTTAGTTTGTCCCCTCTCACTCCCCACATGCCTGCTAGGATGGGTGTCGTGTGTTGATGATTGTCCCGCATAATGTGGAAAGACTTGTCACTAGCAAGCCACTCATCAACAGCAGCTTTTTCCCTAAACCAAAGTCTAGAGTCACAGTCTCTACTTAAGAGAACCTCAACCTCTGGGTCAGAAGCGGCAGCGAATCTCCACATTGTCCCTAGTGCAGACCCACCATCTTCTTCCATCTCTACAATCTCTACGTTACGAAATTCTCGTAACATACGCACTACCTCTGAAGGGCAGCTTTTTCCAATGTAGTACCTGCATACCCAGTCTGGATAAACCATCAGGGCTAGACTAGCATTTTGTAACGCACCGTGAGTATATCGAGTGTTGTCGCCCCATAAACTAAATGAAATTACTTTCATGCGTGAATGGCCCTAAACTCTTCGTTTTGACGAACGTGTTCTGGGAAAGTATCTGCTGTGGTACTTACGCCTTCTGGATTCCAAAAATAGGTTCCCATGGGTTGGGTTACTCTAACAAACTCTCTACCTTTTTTAGACATACGAAGCCACATCTCATAGTCTCCAGAAATTGTATACTTTGGATCAAACAAACCGTCATCCAATAAAGTCTGCCTCTTGACGAGTGGGAAGGGTCCGCAATAACAGGCGTGAAGTAGTTGTTGGTGGTTATGGTTCGGTGGTGTGCTGGAGCCTCTTACGTCAGAGTGGTGGAGGTCAGCAACTAACAGGTACGCTGCATAAAAAATATCTGCTTCAGGAAAGCGATCTGCATATTGGAGATACATCAATAATCCTGCGGGGTAAAGTCTATCATCAGTGTTTACGTTAATAACGTAAGGTGTCGTTGCCCTTTGGATAGCCATATTCCACGCAGTATACACTGGAACCCTCTCACTGCATTCGATAATCTCAACACCAATACCCTTTCTAAAAGAAAAGCTTTTAATGGTTTTCAAGGAGTCATCAGTAGAGTTAGCATCTACGAAAATAATATCAAATTCACCTAAAAACTGATTGTTGATAGATTCTAAGTAGCCTTCAATCCAACGTGCGGAATTATAATTAGAGCAAATAACCGTAACTCGGGAACCCATCATTCTCCTCTCCCGTTTACAGTTTTTATACCTTCCTTGCCAGCCATATGGGGACGAACATGGTATAGTGCCTCCCCAAACCAAGCGACCTTGCTCCCTCTTTGAGCGCAAGCTTGAACATGTATTAGGTCTGTTAGGTGTGCCACATCATCAGGAACACAGTTTGTGTATGGTAAAGTTTCAAAGATCTTCGTCTTATAGGTTGGCATAGCCACATTGCCCTCACTCAATCCTCGCTCGGGGAAGATGGCTAAATCAGTCCCTCGATAAGTCTCTTCACCAGTCTGAGTGTTGTGAAGTGCTACCTCCCTGTTAAACCTTACTCCCGCAATCCAAATATCTACTTCTGGGTTCTCGGTCGTTTTACTTTCGATGATCTTACCAGCACCGGGGATAAAAACATCATCGTCATCTAAGAAAGTAATGTAGGGAGTCTCTGCAAGTGCTGCCCCAACATTAGCTGCCATGCCTCCGTAGAAACCCCACTGCCTCCCTAGTTTTACAAATTTCTCTCCGTATGCGTGGCAGTTTACCCCATCACTGATAACGATAGGTTTTAACCCTTCTCTTTTCGCAGACGCAATGGCTGCTTTAAGTGTTGGTCTTCCAATCGTCTTAATAATTACGGTAGTGTTACTCATGGAACTCCCAGTCTGTGTTGAAATTAACACCCTTTTCCCTGTCTCTACTACTGACTAGGCCGATAGCTTCTTGGTAAAGCTCAAGACGGTGCTTGACAACTTTGGTTAGATCGAAATACTCTTCTGTGATCTTCTTTAGGTTGCGGCCCATCTCAGCAACGTGCTCTGGATTCTTTACGCACTTAACCAACACCTTTGCCCATTCAGAAGGTGGTGCATTTGCTGGTAGTAGGTATCCTGTTTTACCATTTACAATAGTCTCATCATAACAACCCACATCCGATGCGATAAGAGGTATTCCGTAACGACCACACTCAGCAACTTTAATCTCAGACTTAGAATCATTAAAAGCATTCATTTGAAGAGGTGCGATTGATAAATCTACATTTGAGTATAGCCCACCATACGAGTCAGGAGGCAGCGCATTAAAAATCTGCCAGTTCGGCTGGCCTTTGAATCCTTTTAGCAGCATTCTCTTGTAGTTCTCCCACACCTCATGCTGCCATTCCTTCTTCTTCCCCTTCTGCATGATAGGAGCACCGTAGAAGCCCCATGAGCAGTTTTCTCGGCCTGCACGCTGGTTAACCATGTTGGGCACACCAGCGAACTCCTTTACGTCCTCTTCGTGGTGAATGCCTCCTGCCCAACCAATTCTAAGAAACTTCTTTTTAGGTCTAGGGATCTTAGGGACGTTCCAGCATGGAAGGCTGTAGTCGATGGCGTTCTTCACGATTGCCAAAACACCTCCACAGAAAGGCTTGATACGCTCTGCGAATTTACGCTGAGTTACCGTAACGAGGTCGGAATTAGCGTAGATAAATTTTGTAATGTTCTCTAGATCTCTTTCCTTGTAAACATCATACAGTCTGTGCCCCTCATACAAATCAGTGAGGAGATCATCCGTGTCGAAATGAACAAACTTGCCAAACTCCTTTGCCTTGCCTACAATACGAGCCGTGTAGGGTCCACCCCAGTTAGAAATATTGTTGGTCCAGATGACATCTGCCCACTTCATATTTTCGTATTGGAAGTCTTCTTTCCACTTGCCTACATTCTCTCCCTCCTCTTCAATACCGAGAGGGTTAAGATCATACCTAAACTCCACTTGATCTCCATACATTTCGTGGAGCTTTTTCATTGGAGCGATGACTCGATAATAGGAGCAACCCCCTTCGTTAGCAGGGGCGCATAGAATTTTTAGTTTTGCCATAGTGTATAAAAAAAGAGGATGAGAGAGTTAACCCCTCATCCTCCTATTATAGTCGATTTCTAGAAAAACTAGACTTCGTATTCCTCTTCTTCTTCCTCAGCGTGGAGGGCAGCAGTGCCTTCCGAGGAGTGAGATGCACCTAGAGCAGAAGCAATAGCTTTGAAGGTGCCACCTAGGTCCATATTCTTATCCGTAGGAACAAGAGCCTTCGCAGCCTTAACGTAGTGCTTGCGCTTACGCTGACTAAAGAGGGTTAGTACACCTTCCCAAGCCGCAAGGCCCGGAACGAAAGTTGTACCCACAGCCAACAGGGTATTAAAAATACCATCCCAGCCTCCTTCATCAAGATCACCACCAGCAGGAACATAAGTAGCTCCTTCAAGAAGTTGATCCTTTGAGGTCATAACGAGACTAGTTCCCTCTGGAATCTGGTCCTTAATAGCTACAGGTAGTTGCTCCCAAGGGATGACCGCAGCCTCCCCTCCTTCAACAACTTGATCCGCAGTAGTGAAAACCGTGCCTTCTCCGAAAACCCCTTCAAGGGCAGCGCAGGACATAAGCCCTGCACCCATGAAGACGGTTAGCATAAGTGTTAGAAAAATATTCTTCATAATTAGTTACTCTGCATTCTTTGGAGGTAATCCTCATCCTTTACATCCTTCACAGGAGTCGGGTTTTGGCTACTTCCTTCATGAGAGGGTAGAAGTGCCATAGCGGCAGTCTTCACATCCTCGTAGTCCTCCAACTTAACTAGAGCATGAATGTCGTGGAGGGAATCCATCCAAGCTGCTACTTCGGCCTTACTGCCTGCTTCCGAAGACTTCGGTCGCGGTGCAGATTGGTCGTACTTAGGCCACTGGCCTTCCATCGTCTTAACGATCTTAAAATCGTTACCAGTCAGGAGATCAGTGATGTCACCGAAGTCTTCATCCAGCATGGCGGCAATAACCTTCTTGAAAAGGATGACACCGATGGAGAGAATCTTCACATCGCCAGTCTCACGGTCTACCGTGTTCATGTAATAACGAGCACGGGGCTTGATCTGTCGAGCAAGATCCTCGTCCTTGTTCGGCTCCTTCCAGAGTCCGTAATAAGCATCACAAAGAGGACAAGGCTCTCCATGAATCTTTCGGCAGTGGACGTTTTTCACCCCACCTTGGCCGTCAGGGACACGGTGAATCTTAGTCTCCGCGTAAAATAAGGTATCCTCATCCTTGCCGGGAAGAATTCGGATTGCATTGGTGCCCTCTTGCAGTTGCATGAATGAGGACAGGAAATCGGAGTTGCCTCCAGCTTTTTTTTCGCCGCTGAGTTCAGCGTGCTTTGCCCGTAGGGCATCAAGATCAATAGCCATTGTAGAACCTCCTATGGTCAGTTAAGTTGGCAGTGTAGTATTATAGACAGACGTTTGTAAATTTTTTAGATTATCGGTAAAGATTTGTCTCGGCGCGGCGTTGCGAAGACATTTGCACTAGCATATCCTTCTTCTGCTCCAACGACGAGACCAGACCCTTAAGTAAGGTGTACTTGAATTGCGATTCATTCACCTTCCCGTTATATACCATAAACTCCTGAGAGGATTCGACAAAATCATCAAGATCTTTGGCTGTTTGCTTTACCGAAGAACCTTCCTTACGCTCCTTGCGCGTTTGAGCACAGAACTTGGTCAGATCCAAGTTTGCCTCATCTAACCTCATCTTAGCTACCGAGAGAAGACCTTGGTAGTAAGAGTAAATTGAAGCTTGTCTAGCCATCTCACCGTCGATCTCGTCTTGATCGCATCGAGTAAGCTCATTAGCGATATCAACGTAGTTCTCCCAAGTAAGATCCTCTAGGGCCTCAAGTAGTGTTTGTGCTTTGTTCAAAATAGTAACTCCTTAGCTAATTGCGGATTCAAGCGGACAAACTGCATGACCGCTCTGGACATTGTTATAGTCAGTCGTTCGTTAGAAGTCCAAATATATTCTTCAGTTTCTCCCTCACCTTCGCCTCCCATGCCAAACGTCTCCAGTAGCAAGTGACAAATTTCGTGGAAAATTGTCTCTCGGGCTGGTCCGTCATCCATCTTCTTCTCAACGTGGATTTCGTAAGTGTCAAAATCACAAGTCCCCCAGCAGTTCTGGGAACCTGATTTAAGTCCCGTACATAGTTTGATGGTAAACTCTCCCCACCCACCATTAATAATTTTCAACTCTGGTTTTGCCTCCAGAACATCAAAAATATGCGTACCTGTGTTAGTCTTCTTCGTCGCCAATTTCTTCACCTTCAACCATTTTCAAGATATTATAATCCACCTCCATAGGGACGATGAATCTAGGTCGGCCATTTCGAGACTTAACAACGTAAGCACGCATACGACCAGTATCGAACTCCTCCTCACTTTGATTAAGCGACACAGCAAAATCACACGTTCGGATCTTACCGTAGGAGTCGCCAAGTTCGGCATCGGTGATGACCTTCACGGCCCTACCTTGTCGATTGGTTTGGGTAGCGGTCCATACAAGGAACTTATTTTCCATAGCTAGACCACGAAGCTCCTCAGCGATACGCTGCTGGGCTTGATATTCGTGCTGGTTCTCTCTGACGGGCCTCAGAAGCTCCAGATAGTCCACAATCACAACGTCAGGCTCGAAGTCCTCATAGTTCTTTAGCTGCACCATAAGTGCTCTCAGGCTGTTTACAGTGGCCTGACCAGTTGGGAACTCCTTAATAACTAGTTGGCTACTAGGGAAGTTGTTTTGGAAAATACTTAGACGCTCTCCAACTTTTAGCTGGGCCGAGGGATCTTTTAACTGGCCTTGTGGGATAAGTGTCGCAACCGAATCAAAGCGTTGGGCAATCTTGTCCTCTGACATCTCCAAAGAGACATACAGAACTTTGCGACCTTCAATCATCGACTGTACAGCTTGGTTAACAAGCCACAACGACTTACCAACTCCCGGAGGTGCAATAACCATTGCCAACTCCTTCTCGCCAAGACCACCTTCGAGAGAACGATTAAGGCTAGGTAGCAAAGTCTTAAACTTGTCCGCTTCCTCAGCATTGTGGGTGCGGTCCCAACGATCACTCACATCCTTGAAGTAAGATTGACCAATATCAACAGTTCTACTGACCGTGAGGGCCTGTCGGACGAGAGCCTCAGTCTCATCCATACGGTTCTCCTTGATCAGAGTTAGTGATTGCTTGATCGCATCCTTCATAGCCTCCTTCTTGGCAAAGTCCTCGATGAGATCAAGATAGTAATCTTCACCATCAGCAGCCGAAGTATCTAAGCGATTAATATAAGAAAGCTCGTCAGTGAAGTCATGTACAGACTCCTTTGCTGCTTTGGTTTCTAGTAGCTCATGCTCAATGAAATCATCATTGGGCAGCTTCTTGTACTTTTCGTAGTAATCACGAACAGCAGAGTAAATCCTCCCGTGGATCGGGAACTCGAAATAATCTGGCTTTACAAGATTGATGATTTGAATATAGAAGTCCTTATCGGACTTTAGAAGGTATAAAATACCCCGTTGGATGTTCTCGTTGAACTGGTACATTTAGTTGTTGTCTGTTATTGGCCTTTGTACTTCTTGTAGGGATTAATCCCAGCTTTATCATAGGTGATGTCGCTGAGTTTTCTCGATGAGTCTAGTTTTTCTGCAACCTCTTGATCAGAAAGTTTTTTAGATTCTTTTAGGAGCTTATCAGGGGGTGTGTATTTTGCATACTGCTTCCACCCGCCTGCCATACGGTCTTTTGATTGGTCCTGTAGCTTAAGGTTAACTTCATCGGAGCCACCACTCTTATTGTAGCCCGTTCTGTCATTTACACCAGTCCAACCTGCTCCTTTAAAGTGGACAGGGATATCTCGCCCCGCCCAATTCTGTTCAATCTTTTTTCCACACTCAGGGCATTTGATCTTGCTAGGGTTTTTTGCAAAATCATACTCCCTCTCAACTAGGAGTTCACAAGAGTGACACGCATAATCATAATAAGCCATTAGTCCTCCCAGTTTGGGTCGTTTTCACAAGGCAGCTTGTCTGCCCACTCTTTATTTAGTTCTTCCTGTAAGTCGGATGACTTTTTATCAGGAACCACAGTCTCCCCCTGCGAGGGAGCAGGCTTCGCCTGTTTCGATTTGTGTTTCATGGGATACCTTCATATATTTTTCGATGTTCTCGTCAGTGAATGGGATAGCTTGTAGAGGTTCACCCTCTTTTGAGCCAGCCCTATAAACGGTAAGGCCCTTGAGGTATGGGGCATAGTCGAGAGCGGTTTGGGAGAACGATTCGGGCGTTGACGTACTGGGGAGGTTGATGGTCTTAGAAATGCAAGAGTCGATGTACTTTTGAATCGTAGCTTGGACTTTAATGTGTTCGTCCGGGGCCACATCATAGGCTCCGACAAAGGAGTCCAGAGGCTTACCCTCATCGTAAAACTTTTGGAAGAGCGGATCAACAACTAGTTGCTCCTTCCAGATGTTGTTGGTGCGCCATCTGCGGTTGTACATTGCTGCAAAGATGGGTTCAATCCCACTAGATGTTCCGTGGAGCATGGAAATAGTTCCACACGGTGGAATGGTAAGCATAACCGCATTTCGGATACCATGCTTCTTGATAAGCATTCGGATACGGGCGGGGAGTGTTTTTGCAAATTCTTCATTTAGGTACTTCTTGGAATCAAACTCGGAAAAAGGAGCCTTGTCTCGCGCCAAGTACACGGACATCTTATATGCTTCGTCTCTGATAGTAGAGAAGAGCCTCTCTAGGAACTCAAGGCATTTTTCATTGCCATAGGGAATGTTAAGTTGAATAAGCATGTAGTGAAGACCCGTAACACCGAGACCAATCCTACGAGATTTCTCCGCAACTTCCTTGCACTTATCCGTTGGGAAAGTGTTAATCGTTAGTACGTTATCCAAAAAACGTACACCTGTACGAACAGTCTTAGCGAGGCGTTTCCAATCTACATCGGAACCATCCTCAAGAACCATATTACTAAGGTTAATATTACCCAAGCAACAGTTACCATAGCTGGGTAGGGAGATCTCGCCGCAAGGATTAGTGCTTGCCAGATCCTCAAAATAGGACACGTTAGTGTACGAATTAGCTAGATCAATGTTGTAAATGCCGGGGTCACCCGACTCAACAGAGTTCTTCCAAATCATACTCCATAGATCTCGCGCCTTGATGTCCTTCTTGCCAAGCATCTCAAACGTGTCAGTCCAACCAACCTTATGGAAGTTATTGGCACGCTCCATAGCATCCTCTTCATCAAGGCCAATAACGCTAACCGAATCGACTCCTGTAACCTTGCCTTCAGAGTTATAGCTCGTCCTAGCTAATTCATAAGAGTGATACTCCTTATTGTTGAACGTAAAGAACCAATCCTCATTAAGCTCAACAGCTTCCACGAAACGGTTAGTAATAGCAACCGAAATATTGAAGTTATTAAGCTGACCTTGGTCTAGCTTTACAGACAGAAACTCAAGTAGATCAGGGTGGGTAACATTAAGGATACCCATAAGAGCAGTTCTGCGATTTTTACCAGCACGGACATGCTCACCAACCTCATTAATCATTTGAAGAACAGACACCGCACCCGGAGCCGAATTCTTTACGCTGCCGATGTGGTCGCCACGGGGACGAATCTTAGACACATTGAACCCTACACCTCCACCTGCACAAGAGATCTTATACATGTCAGAAACAGTCTGACCAATGGAGTCTACAGTATCCTCAGGAATAATCACATAGCAGTTAAGCATGTTGTGATGACCACGGTTACGACCCGCACCAAAGATAATGCGACCGCCCGGAATAAAATCACCAGAACCAATAGACTCGTAGAACCGCTTCTCCGCTGCCTCTTTCTCATCATCAGTCTCTGCGGAAGCCATAGTCTTAGCAATGACCTTAGCCCTATCAGCCCATTTTGTTTCGCCGGGATAGGCGTATCGAGATTCAAAAATTTCCTGCCCTAAAGGCGTTAAGTTTACGTTTGCCATATGATTATTCCTTGATTGTAGATGTTCCTTTGCGCTTTATAATAGAGAGGCGAGGTGAAGAATCCAACAGAGTCTTCAGATACTTGTTATGTGTAATGATGAAAATAGATTTGTTCTTCTTTATTTCCTGAAGCAACTGGTACAGGCCGAAGATACCTTCTTCGTCAATGTTCTCAGCAACCTCATCAAAGAAAAGCAAATCCAGATGCGATTTATCTGTCAGTAGTAGTAGATCCTTCAGGCCCAGCGTAACAGCTAAATTGATCTTACGCTTCTCGCCACCCGAAAGAGATATATACTGAACTAGATGACCCTCTGTCTCAATTTTTTCTACTAATTCCTCATCAAATTCTATGTAATACTTAGAGTTTGTTAAGTATGATAGGTAGAAGTTACACCGGGAATTAAAATAACTTAACACGTTCCTAACAATATACTTGATGATACCTTGCTCAGAGAAGGCTTTCTCCCAGAAACGCATGATTTCGTACCAAGTCTTATTCTCTTCCTTTACCGTGTTGCACTCATCGTTAGACTTTAGAAGATCAGTAATCATATCCACATAAGTATCTTCGTCGCGGCACAAATCTTTATACCCCTGAAGCTTAGAGAACTGTGAAGAGGAGATAGGTGGATCTTCTACCCTGTCTTCTAGGTTAGTTAGTTTCTTCTTCCAGTCCTTGATGGCTAGTTTAGTATTCCGCAACTCCCCCTTCTTCTCATCTACATTAACCTCTGATTCTTGCTCTGCTCCACAAGTTGGGCACAGATTAGGTTCTAAGGGATTCTTGATAGTGTAATCCAATCCCTTAGCATAATCATCAAGCGTTGCAATCTCTCTCTTGTATGCGGATATATCAAAGCCTAAGCTACGTTGATCATGCTCTGCTTTTAAAACATCATCGAGCGTAAGATTCAAAACTGCTTCGTCATAGTCAGAGTAGTCCTTCTTGCCCTCCTCAATATCTTGAAGCTTTCCCTCCAAACCCTTAACCCTTTTAAGGTTCTCAGTGATGACTGCATCTCGCTCCTTAACTGACTGGTAAAAGGTAGACTTGTGAGCCTTAATCCTATCCCGCATATTAAACAGGTCATCTAGGTTTAAGAAGTTTCTTATAATCGTGCGCTTATCATCCGGTGTACACTCCAAGAAGCTAGTGTCGTTCGCCTGCCCGAAGAACATGGAGGCGAGCAAAACTTTATGGTTTATATTGAAGTACTCATCAATTGCTTTTTGCGTTGAAGAGACAGACTCTTTGGTCATATCCACACCATCAACAGTAAAAGATAGCTTAGTAGGCTTCTTCTGCCTAGTGATTACAGCGGTAACTTTCTCATGTGTTAGAGTTACTTCTACTACACACTTCTTCTTCTCTTGGTTGTTAACCAAGCTATCCTCAGTGCTCTTCCGAATAGTCTTCCCCGTTAGGCCAAAGTAGATAGCCTCAACCAAAGCACTTTTCCCAGAACCATTAGACCCTCCAGTATCTTCGTTCTTACCTTTAATGACCGTAAGACCACTATAGTTTTTTACATCAACCTCAGCATGTTTGAACGAATAGAAATTTTGAATATTTATTTTCTCAATTTTCATCTTGTAGAAGCCTATAGCCCTCCATAATCTTTTCTACGGGAATTGTAGTAATTGCTTCTTTAACATAGTCCTGAATTACTACATCATTAATGGAAAACAAATCTCTTCCCGGTTTATAAGTTGACACCTCATCCTCATTAAATACGGGAGCATATTTAACATCTACATGTGAAACCTTAATATCCTGTAGGGGGATATCATCATCCTCCTTCTCCCTAACTACTCTCAAAAAGGTAAAATATTCTGGGTCGTTGATAATGTCTAAGTTGTTCTCCAAATTACTTGCACTATACACCAAGTGTCTAGGGCCATGCTTAATCCTCTTGAACTGGATGCCGTCCTCGTCAATCAATCCATAGAAGTTTTCTTTAAAAGCTTCGCCATAGTTTGTGGTGTAAGGGGTACCGAGTGTGATGACTCGGCTAGGATTTCCTTCCGTTCCTCCTCGTCTCTCACGAAAACCATGAATATGGCCCAGCAAAGTGTCACACCCAAAGTGATGCAGGCCAAGAGCAAAGTCAGCGTCACCAACGGAATTAAGACAACCATCATAACCAAAGTGACCAAAAGCCGTATAGTCGCTAGGGATGTCTTCCAAAAATTCAATAATAGTTTCTTCATCTTCGTAGTGAGGGATGTAGGCCCTCTTCTTTTTGTGGTCACATCTAGCCAAAGTAACAATGTCTACACCCGTGTAATCAAATACACTGAGTGCAGTGACTCCATCATCAGCCTTAGTCTCGCTGTCATGGTTTCCACGCAGGACAGTTACCGTTGCTCCCTTTGCTGTAATGAAGTCTAGAATTCTCTTAAACGCAATGAGAGATGAAGGGGAAGGCTTTCTATGCATAAAGACATCCCCCATGATGATAACATCATCAGGCTTCTCCTCCCTTACGATACGTTTTACACATTCTTGTTGAGCACCAAGCAGACCTAGTACTCTAGAATTTAAGTGTAGGTCAGTTACGACGAGTGTTCGCATAGAGCACTCCAACTTTCGGGAAATAGTTCGTGCATGATGCCGCCAACTGCATGGGCAAATTGCTGCGTCTCTAGTTGGGTATGTTTCTCAGTGCGAAGCTTCCACAAGTGATACCATCCTAGGAGTGTACCTGTAACTACTGTAGTAGTATACATAGCCTGAGGAAGAACCATTCTAGCTTGCTCGGGACATACACCCTCCTCTAGCATTTTAGTATACACGTAATCTGCTAATCCAAATAGTTCATCCATCTCATCCCAAAGCTCTGACCCCATCGCTTCGTCAATAGGAGTAAGGCTACTACCTTGTTTTACGTTGTCAGCAGCCTTTCTAATCTGATCAATGTCAGGGTGATGATGCGTGGGAGTTCCTGTTACATACCTACGGCTAACTTCGCTCCAAGAGAATCCTACCTGATGCTTGCCTAGCTGACGAAGCACAAAGATAGGGCAATGGATGCGTAGAGTAACCACAGGGTGCCGAAATGGAAGAAGATGCTTTTCCCTTGCCAAGTAGTTAATAAGTTTTGTATCTTTCTCATAATCAAAGTCTATATGCTCTTTGTCAAAGGAACACCTCGCAGCATTTACAACGAGAAGGTCTCCTTCCCTAGTGTGGTTTAGAAGTTCTACAGAACCATAGTCCAAAACATTAATCTTACTTGCACTCATGTAAATCCTTAATAGCTACGTTATAACAATTAGCCTTGACCCTGAAACCGTTAGCAGGATCAATCTTTCCTTTCTTCATGAATCGGGCGTTGTCGAAATACTCTTCCTTCTTCATCTCTCCCAAGATCCAACCTTTAGACAGATCAGATAATACTCGGACAAATATATACTTGTCACAGTTCTGCTTTGTGTTGAAAGCGGCCACTGAACAATCATAGTCTGGTTTTGGCGTTACTGTAGTACGTTTTGTTTTTACATCTACAGTCTTACCCTCTGGGGTACGGAGGTCATAGTCGTAGGTGCTGTCAGTGGAGTAGCCTAGCTCCTCTCGGACTAAGATTTCCCCCAAACAGCCTGCTAGATTACCAGCACCCTTCTCAATAGAGTTTTTTAACTTACCAATTTCCATAGCACACTTCCTCGCTTCGAGGAGCATGTCATCCGTAATAGTTACTTCGATCATTTAGATAGTCCTTAATTTCTTCTAGGTTTTGTGGGCTTCCATTAACATATTCGACATCAACTCCGTCACCGAAAGAGAAGCCTACTTCAGCGTCGATCTTCAAGGGTACGTCAAAGTGAATATTAAAGTTCTCTTTGATGAAAGGATAATCAACAAGCTGGGTGTGAACTACTTCCAAACATTCTTTGATGTGGTCCTTGTGGCAGATCAACTCAATACTATCGTGTACCGTAGCGCACACTCTCGCGTCGATCCCCCTTTCATTTAGAACCTTCTCTGTGCCGAGCAGACCACAAAGTAGAATGTCGGAGGCAGTTGATTGGATAGTAAAGTTTAGCCCTTGCCTAGCCGCACGGTTAACCACCGAAAAATCTTTTGAACCAATATCAGGTAGATTGCGGCGACGGCCAAAGATAGTGTAAGCATATTTGTTTTCCTTGATGAACTTCTCAACGAAGTCCATGTATTCGAAGATGGCGGGGTACACATTTTGATAGTTTGCAATAATCTTCTTGGCTTTACCTACGGTAATACCCGTGGTCTCTGCCAAGTTAAAGGCACCGCCACCGTAGGCGATTAAGAAGGAGATAGCCTTTGCAATCTGGCGTTCATCTTTTGAGATCTCCTGCTTGTTGAACAATAGGCGAGCGGTGTAGGTGTGCAAGTCAGCACCTTCAGAGAAGGCTTTTTGCATGTTCCCATCCTTCGCAATGTGTGCTAGGACTCTTAGCTCCATGGCTGCGTAGTCAACCGTGATGAAGCAATAGTCTTCTGGGCAGTTGAAGAGGCTGCGGATATTATTATCCGTATCTCTTGGTAGGGTGTGGAAAGATACACCCATAGCTTTCTGCGCGTTATATGCAGCACAAGAAAGGCGACCAGTAGCAGTGCCATCAAACCGATAATCTACATAGACTCGATTAATGTCATTGTATTCAATTGCCTTCTTAGTCCCTTCGATATAGGTCTTGGTTAGCTTCTGCGACTTGCGAAGACCTAGGAGACCCTTAATGAACCTTTGCGAATTTATTAGATCCTCGGTTGATTTTCCTTGCAGGACAGACTGGCTGATCCTCTTACCTTCATCTCTGTGATCCCACTTACCCACGCTTATTTAGCTCCTCTTCGATGTGTTCCAGTAGTAGTTTAAGCGTAGGAGCAGACACGGAAGGTGTGCCCTTGGCTGTTCGGTCAGGAGGGTACATCTCGAACGCACCTTCACGGGTATATAATATCTCGATCAGGTCGTTATTTGAAGAGATGTTGTCAGAAGTCTGAACCTGCTTGAATGAGTAGAGATTATCCTCCTCTTCAATATTAGCCACGCGGAGGTGGCGACCGACAGAATCTAGTTTCTCCTCACACACCTGCATCCCTTCATACTCCATATTAGAGAAGGTCTCAAGAGACGGCATGATGAGGGTATTAATAATCTTAGACATACCTAGATCTTCAAGCTTCTCTTGTATTAGATTGTAAAGCTTTAGAGTGAAGTATGTGTCCGCTGCGTTACCTTCACAGCAGTCGGACAGATCCATGTTTGCCCAGTCAAAGGTCTTAGGGTTCTTAATTGTAAGCATTACAGGTTCTCCAGTTCGTCTGCGAAGTATAGTTTTACTAGATCCATAAGGCTCTTAGGTGCATTCTCATTGATGAGGTGGTGTGCGATCTTAGTGTCCCAAACATTCGTAACCTTGACACGGTGATTAATGAGGAACTTAAGATCAAACTTTGCGTTATGGAAAATCTTAATGTTGTTAGGGTTCGAGAGGATCTTTCGCACCGCATCCCAAGCCACATGTTTCTCTAGGAACGGTGAGTCTTTGTGATCAAGAGGAACAACCCAATTCTGATCTCCACAAGAAAACGCAATGGACATTACGCGATCTCTCCTAAAGTTCAGACCTGTGGTTTCAATATCAGATGCTACAGGCTCCTTAGTGGAGCCTAGCTTCTCAACTAGCGATACAAGTTCTTCTTCCTCGGAGATAACCTCATAGGAGAAGTTCCCTTGGTTCTCTTTGCCAAGTACATATTTTTCATATGCATTTTTGATGTCTGTTTCGAAGAGGTATCTGTGTCGAGGCTCTTTAAGTACAGCAAAAGGATGGTAAATAGGAACAACGATGCAAGAGTGCCCAGAATTAGTAGAGTATTCATATGATGATCCACGCTTATTCATAATGCCGCTTTTCTTAATTAACATTTTCATAGCTAAGTTGCCACAAGCAAGAACAAGGCGCGGCTTCACCTTGTCAATTGTAGCCTCTAAGTGCTGTCTACATAACACCATATTACTAGGTGTCATATCTGCCTCCTTCACAGAAGGACATTTTACTGAAGAGGAGAACGTAAGATTGTCGCCGGGGTAAATCGACTTCAATAACTCGCGCTCCTTTTTGGAGAATACTTCTAGTACCCCAAACTTACTGCGGAAGGAATCTCCCAAAACCAGAACGTCTGATTGGGAAAGTTCCTCGTAATCCATGTGGGCATACTCAGGCTTACTCTGTTGTAGTATTGTGCATCCATCACACAGTTCGTTACTGCAACTGGACTTAAGTCCTGAGTATAAGTTTTGTAGGTCGCTCATCCGTCTATTATAGATTATGGGGAAAAAAGTACATTACATAGATAACAAAAGATTTGAAGAAATTATCCCCCTCTACCTACGAAACCCTGAGGCTTACGAGGATGAGTTGATGGGACTGTTCGATCTATTGATCACGAATATTATAGGAAGCTTCAAGTTTAATATCGACAAAGAGGACGCAAAACAAGAATGTTTCTTGCTGGTCCTAAAGACGTTGAAGAATTTCAAACCGTCTAAAGGATCTGCCTTTAACTATTTTACGACCGTCATTGTCAACAACCTCAAACTTCTATACACGAAGAATAAGAGGTATGAAAACAAACTCTCCGAGTATGGAGATATACTGGGTGATCAGAGACCCAGTTGCTTATAGACCATCGACAGGTAGTCCTCGGACTCCATACTCCCGCGCTTAAATTGCACAAGATGCGGAACCTTCGATGTCTTAAAGATGACAAAGGCGTGAGGCATCATAAAGCTGTTCACCACATAAAGAGGCTTTAGTTTACGATTAACCGGGCCGTCCGTCTTCATCCCTCGAACCTTTTCAATCAGTTCCTTGGAATGATCGTCCCACAGGGAGACAAATAAGACACCCATATCCTGCTTAGTCTTCCTCTGATTCCTAAGAATCTTATTCAGTTGATTCTCAGTACGAATGAATACAGGTGAGTACATCAGTCCTCTACAATATCGACGTTTCCACTTGCAGTAGCTTCGTCAATGCCGACGAGCTTACCCTGATCGTCAAAGTTGAACCCTGACGCTTCATAGTCCTCACGGTTCTGTTCCATATGCTGGACCATGTTCGTGGTGAGTTCCTGCTCCAAAGCACGGATGCCATGGAAAAAGAGGGACCGTACAAAGTCGGTCATTCCGAGATCAGTAGGCTTAACAGCGTTTGCAAAGTTGCGGAAGGCTTCAGCCTCCTCCTGATTGAGTTTGAGTTGGAACTTCATTCTATTTTTACTCCGATAGTCGATTTTGATATTCCACCCCTCAGGATGGAAAGCGAATTTCAAGTCGTTAGACATTATTGATTGCTCTATTATAGTACGAGGTTTAAGAAACTATGAATGATAATTACGATTTAAGTAAGCTTCGCAAAAAACCTAAGCGGAAGAACAGCAGGACCAAAGGTAACACCTTCGAACGGCAGATTGCCAAGCTACTCAATGATAGATTCAAGACCGAAGAATTTTCAAGAAGTCCGGGATCTGGTGCATTTGCCACCACCCATACTCTACCTGAACACCTAAAAATTTATGGAGACTTGATTACTCCACAGAAATTTAAATTCTGTATTGAATGTAAAAAAGGATACAATAATCAAAACTTATATAGTTTATATAATTATAGTAGCGACATCTGGAAGTTTGTAGAGCAATGTGAAAAAGATTCTGGAAAATGTAGCAGACTACCCATGGTCATCTTTAAGCAAGATAGACAGCCAACATTAGCCATTGTTCCCTATGATGTAGAGTTCGGACAAGATCTCAAGTACATAGAGGTTATGAAGCAGAAGAAGTACAGGATCTATTTATTTGATGATCTTGTTAAGTGCTGGGACCATTGTTGGTTTGATGCATGAGCTTTTCTAATAGCTCTCTCTGACCTTTGAGGAAGGTTATAAACAACTCTTCTTCCTCAGCACTCTTATCTTCGGACAATACATTTCGATGACCAGACTTTGTACCCATAGTCCACTTCTGGTTACCTCTTGCAGTGTCACAAGAAACTAAGGTGTCCCCTGTCTTCCTATCTACTAGTTTGATGGTTCCCCCTCCTCCGTATTCGAAGTAGGCTTTATTGTCTTTGATCTTTTGCAGGTTATCTTCCACAACAGCATTGTTTAGATACACACTTTGGTAACTATCACCCAACCCTCTAGTGACCCTTAAGGTCTCCTCCATACTTCCAGCAGCTTGGCTGTAGCACATTGTTGCCCAAGACTTCCACCCTTCATCCGTTACTTCGCCTTGTGGCATTTCTTGTTTTAGAACTTCTTGCTGAATATCCTGCTTCACTTTTGCCAGCGCATCCAAATCTTCCTTAGTAGCGTTAGGTCTCATAGCCCTCTTAGCTGCTTCAGCCCTTTCTTTATTTTTAGGACTCTGCTGCTTCTTCTCAAACCAAGTGTTGATCCAAGCGTCAGACATCTCTGGAGTAACTCCCAATGATCCGGGAGTTAGTAATCTATCGAACTCCGCAGTCTTCTCATCAATCTCTTTTTGTTTAGCGCAGCCAGCTTTTTGAGTTCCTGCTCCCGCACAGGAATTTAATCTTTTTGAGTTACGCTTTGCAAAGTCCTTTGTGCCTTGAGTCATGCCACCCGGTACATCACTGCCAACAGTTGCATTACCGCAAATAGCTTGGGTTCTACTACTTGATATCTCACCCACACCCCCCTTACTTTTTGAATCGGTAAGAGTTTTTAGCTCTACCTCCATGACGCAACCCCCTCCTTCGGTTGGAGTCAGCATGTTTTTAACTCCAGAACCTTCTCCCCCACAACCATTCTTAGGGGTTCCTCCAAGCTTCTTTTCATAAGAAGCAGCAACCTTGTCACAGTCCTTATCAAACTCGAACTTAAGATCAGCTTTTGCCCCAGAATCGGTCATGTTTTTGTCCCCTTCGTGGGTAACCTTGGTTGGGATAAGATCTGGATCGTCACCGAAAAGCTGCTTGTCAAAGGTTTGGTTAACGAATGAAGTAACAAGGATAGACATCATGAGTTGCCTATCCGATGGCGTAGATGCCTGTTCAATGAAAGCCTCAGCCTTCTTTTCGTCCATCCCCATCTCCTCAGTTAGCACTCGCTGACATTCAATAACAAATTGGGCATCCTCGTAAGCGGCTTCCCCTTTTGCTAAAAGCTCCCCTAGCGCAACCGACCTACCTACAGAAAAAGTTTCCATCATTTGATCGTAGCTGCCATCACTAAGTGCATCTTCATAAGTATCGGAGATACTTTGCCGCATTTCATGGAGAGCCTTCTTCTTCTCTGCACCAGTCTCAGCTTGGGCGAACTTCGCTTGCCCCCTCATGATGTTCGCAGAGATGGTCATGAATTTCTCTGCTACTGGACCACGGTAAGACTCATTTACACCCCCTGTTTTCGCAGGAGATTCAGGAGGTTTTGCGACAGGAATTTTATACTTTCTCTGATCCTCGTCTGGTAGATTCTCTAGTTGTTTGTTATACCTCTCAGCTTCGTTATTAAGCTGATCAACCATATTCCTAAGAGCATCATTTTTTGGAGAAGACTTCTCTCTAAACTGGAATCCGATGCCCCTAATAAGAACACCCCCGCGAGTAATAGTAATAGACTCAAGAAGCTTGCCTAGTTTCTTAGCTTCGGCCTCACTCATAGGCTCTTCACTGCCTGCTCTTCCCCGTAACTGCCTGATAGATAAGTCAATTTGTTGAAGACCTTCTAGTGCTCCAAGCTTTTCTTCTGGGGAAAGCTTATCTGAATTAAACACTTGCTGCTCTAACCTTTCAACGTCCCCGAAAAAACCTTTGGTCTGTCCTGCGGCTACGTTTGCAAGGGAATCAATACCTCTACCTCTCTTCTCTTCCAGACCGGGTGTGATACCTGCCATTTGTGCAAGCTCTCTAAAAGAGGTTACTACTTTCTCTGTTAGGTCTTGTACTTGCTTGATCATAGCCAAGCCTTGATCATCTCCACCTTCGCCTTCTTGCCCCTCTTCACCAGTGTCGCCTTGGTCCTTGGTGTCGCCTTCTTCCTCACCACCACCTGCCCATGCTTTCACTAATTTGTTAGCATTACTATTTTCTTTTTGCCAAGAAGTAGCCAAGCTTCCGATCTGAGAGCCACTAAGTTTAATTCCCCAACCTGAGAGATTGCTTCCAGTAACACTAACACCTTTTCCTTTGGTTACTTCAACACTTAAATTTTTACCGTTACCTAAGCCCTCTTCTTTATGGCCCTCTTCTTCATTACGAATTCGGCCTAATTCAGTAGCTACATCGTTTGCTACGGAAGCTAGATCAGCCGCTTCTTCCTCACGCAAAGAGAGTCTGAATTTTCTGCGCTTTAACTGTTCGTAATTTTCTAAGAGTGAGTAGTAGTAATCCATGTGTAGTCTATTATAGAAAAAGCCCAGCCCAGATAGTTCTAGGCTGGGCTTAGAATTTACTTATCTAGTTGTAATCTCTTAGACCGTGCTTGCAAGAGCACCGCCGTAGCCAGTATCTTTACCTACATGCTCCATGAAGTCATAGCGGAGTCCAAGTTCGATAGTATGGAATTCGTTAGTAGAGTAGTTAAACTCAGCAGTCTTCCAAGACTTGGGGTAAACTCCCGTCAGTCGAGTCTCATACAGAGGTTGTCCTCTGGAATCTAGATGAACGATAATCGCTCTGCCCTTAAAGGTGTTGGGTTGCCCCTCTTGACCTTCGGTATGGAACTTACCCGTAGTGGGATCGTAGATCGAAGAGAACCACTGCCACAAGGCATTCGAAACGCTCTTGTTGTAGAAGTTGTCAAAGGTAACCGTAAGCTCCTCAGGCGAAGCCTTACCGGGGTAGAAGACCTTATCGTTAACACGGTTAACTTCGATGTCCTCTACTGTCATGCCGACCTGAGAGACTTGCTTTGCAGCAAGAGTTAGGTCAGTAGGATTTGCTTGATTTACCAGACTCGGCATGTCAAGAAATTGAATCTCGAACTGGTATGCTCTTACAGAATCCAGTCCTTCCGAGATGATGGGCTTAATACTTCCCCTATTGGTATCGGAAGAGACGTAGGTTGCTTTTTGTGCCATAGTTATTTCTCCTAGCTAATGCTCGCTGATTGTGAAGTGAGGTTAAGTTCGAAGATCACCATCTCAGCGGTCTTGGTGGGCTTGATAAGAACTTTACACCACATCTCGTTTCGATCAACTCGAATTGGCGTGTTAACAGTCTCGTTACAGATTACCTTGAACTCGGTAATACCTCTGTTGTTAGAGATGTCTTCCAAGAGAGGATTAATTAAATCTTCAACTCTAGCCCAAGTGAACCTATCGTTTGGCTCGAAGACCAGTCGTTGCGTCGAAGCGAGGATGACCTTCTTGATGTAGATCATCATGCGCCTTACGTTAATCCTATCCAGTGCAGTAGGCTGTCTTTGTGCCGTTCTTTGGCCGAAGATTGCGATACCGTTTTGGGGGAAGTTAACGATTGGGTTGATGCAGTTTCCACCAGAGTATAGTGAATCGCGATCACCTTGGTTGAGTACAACCTCAACATCCGTAGGCTTGGTCAAGCGGCCTCGTACAAAGCCAGCAGGAGCGAACCATGGGAAGGCTACACTATCCGTTACACCCATCTGACGCACACCGTAGATGGCAGGATCTAACCAGCGGTCCTTACCGTCAAAGACTTGGAAGACTTTGACCCAAGGCCAGTAGATCGTAGCGTAAGAACTGTTGATCGCAGCCGTTCTGGTCGTAGCGAAACCGTTACTCCAGTCAATCGCATCGCCAGTTGTACCCACAGCATATGGAGGTGAGACAGCGGCGAGGAAGTCCGTGGTTCTTTCTGCAACCGTAATCAGTCCGTTCTGAACAGATTGTAGGTCACCAACACCCGGACCCGGAGCAAGAGCAATCGAGACATTCAGGATGGGATCATCCAGAGCTTCAATTCCAGTCTTACCACCAGTCGCCTTTACTTCACCAACAATCGTGCTTACCACATCAGCTTCAGCAGATGGGATACCACTATCACCCCCAGCCAAGTTGTAGGTTCCTTGAACCAGCTTGACGAAGCGAGGATCAGCAGCCACTCCAGTAACCCCACCACCCTGTCCACCCGTTAGGGATACAGCACCTACTAAGCTCGTAAGAGGCTTCTCGAAAGAGGTAAGAGGCGTTGGGACAATATCAGTGTATTCACCAGTGGCATAGTTTGCAGTGATGAAGTTCGAGGTTCTAGCATCGTAGTTCGTACCAATCTGATCTTCGATGAAGGCAGAAGAAGTAGCACCTGCGATGAACGACTCAGCAGCAGAGCCTAGATCGTTTACAGTGAGTGCGTTATTCGCACCACCAAGAACACCTACTTCGAAGGAGACACCGCTAGTGTCACCGTCAGTCTTGGTTCCAGTGTTATAGCCTGCTCCGGGGAACAAACTCTTAGCATGGTAACTAGCCTTGGTAGTATCAATACTAGTTCCAGAGGCAGTCCCGTTCGCGGTGGCAGTCCCAGCACCGCCAGTGATGCTTAGAGGCTGAAGGCCAACAACATCCACATAGGTGAGGTCTGTTTTCTGGATCTGCATTTGAACGTCAACAGATGCTGCGTTACCCGCTGCAAGTGCAACGAAGAAAGAGGAAGCGTCAATGCCGTTTGAATCTGCGAAAGCACCAACCTTATCAGCGTCTAGTGATCCACCGACAACCTTTTTAAGTGCAGCAATCGTAGTTGCCCCTTGCGAAGCCGAGGTGCTTAACGTACCTTTAGCAACAGTATAAGTCTTGTTATCTACAATCTTAGTTCTGTTTTGGTCATAAGCAGTAACGATGAACTTAACAGAAGAGGTTTGGAGATCGGAACTACCGAGAGCGGAAACACCCCCACCAGCAGAACGTAAAGGAACTCCATCTCGACCAGCCATCAGCGGGGCTGCGTTAGTACCACTAACTTGGAAGGCGGGGCAAGCACCGATCTGGACAGCAGCCGAAGCTTCTACTGCACTGTCACCAGCACAGCGAATGAATCGCATCGAGTTAGTAGCCTCCAGAATCTCAAGCGCACCTTCAAGGGCCTGACCCTTAACGGCTTCGCTCGGTTCACCGAAGGTATCGACAAGCTGCTGTTGGCTAGTGATCAGCGTGGCTTTGTTGTTGTTTAAACCTGCGATTGGTCCTCGGTCTGCGAAACCGACGATACCAACAACAGATGAATTAATTTGGGCGGGGTAGTCAGAGATATCCTTCTCAATGACATATACACCGGGGCTAACGTAGTTGGGCATTTAAATTATCTCCTATGCGTTTTTGATCGAGATTAGACTTCGTTGTTGATATCTAATAACATCGTCAGTGATATACGAAGCAGGGACTTGAATACTCTGCTCTGGAGCTAAATAAAAGCTTTTAACACCTTCTTCAGTTTGTAAATAGATGTTCCAGCTTTGTAGACTAGTGTTGGTGAGTCGCTTCATATCATTATCTCCTTAGTATTTACTCAACTTGTGAGGGTTTTTATTATTTTTTTTCATATATAGTGGCATCCAATTTGAACTCTTCAATTTCACCTGTAGATGTGATGATAAATCTAGGGTTTGGAATATAGCCTTCTAATTTTACAGAAAAGGATCTCCTAACAACGCGCTCTTGCCTGTCAGAAGTATCCAGAGAGGATTTATCAGATTCTTGCTCAATATGAGCTTGAGCTACATTAGTTTGTGCGGTCTTAATAACTAAGTGTGGGTTGAATAGTAGTCTAACTTGCTCGACCAACTGGTCCATATCAGCCTTATATTTGCACCACACATTAATGTTGTACTCAATATCTACTGCTCTCGGAGCCTCACTAATGATACGAACTGCTCTTTTTTTCTCTTCACTCCAAAAAGTTTCGTTAATTATCTGTGCTGCTGGTCTTCTTCGGTTATCCGCATTTGCCGAGGAGTTTTGGCTAATAGATATGATGGGTAGAATAATGTTGTTTTCTTGCTTCAGCTTGGCGATGGTCCGCTCAGGGTTTGCGTGGATACATCTAACATCTACAACCTTATCCTCGGAGTTCATATACCCTAGAGTCCCAAGTTTAGAAATTATATACTGCAAAGCATCACGATAGAAGTGAGGGATAATATTTACTTTATTAGTACGCTCTGCGATCTTTCTTCTTGCCCACATGGTGGGATCTTCCCCCACATCCGAGACAGAAATGTCACCAGTCGCAAAGCTTTCTAACATAGTGTTTCTACTAAAGCTCATTATACCCTTCCTCTAAGCTCTTAACTACTTCTTGTCTTCCAAGAGGCTCAGATACATCAGTGAGGGGTGTATCTTGTACATCATCAGAGTCGCGCAGGAGTTTAGCAGCGCAAACAAGATGATAAACACCATAAATTTCAAAGCTATCTTCTTGGACTTCGATAATCTCATATCTCTGGTTCTGGAACTTGGGTTGAAGGACATCCCCAGCCTTGAGATGCCCCTTAATTCGCTGCTCCATGTAGCTCTTATTGAAGATAAAAATCTGATCGTTAGATAATTCAATTCCAAACTCAGTTAAGTTTTCCTCAAGAACCTTTGGCTCATAGTGACCAAAAACTATAACGGGATCTTTGGAGACAGGCTTGTTTCGAGCCTCCATGTATACGTCATCAAACTGATCCTCACCCTGAACATACTGGTAGTATAGAATCTCTGACCCAGAGATCTTAATCATCTCATCATCAACCATATTAAAAAGGTTGATGTCTGGGTTGACGGGATCAAAGAAACTTAACTCCCCACTAGACTCTTCAATCTGTGGGAGAGCAGGGGGTTTTACGTTAACCTTATAGTTATTATGAGCCATTAATAAGTTGAGAAGCGAGCGGGTTCTTCGAACTCATCAAGCAATCTCTTGAGAAGAGCTTCTTTCTCCTCTTGGCTTTCCTTAACGAGAGCGTCACCATTTAGCTTCGCACCACCACCGGGAGAAGGCACAGTTTGGTACTTGCCTCTAATCTGGCCTAAGGTTCCTTTAGCACACGCTAAGGCATAGTTCTGAATCCAGTTCCTATACGCTGGGTGTAAAGTGTCAGAGTTTAAGCCTCTGTAGATTACAATTGCTACTTGGTTATCTGTAACAGGCTTTGGACTGATGTGGAGGTATCTGTTGTCTAGCACCGAGAAGGAACCCTCTTGGCCTAAAATCTTTCTCATCATCTCCAGATTCTGCTGTAATAGGTAGAATTCCCCCACTCCAAAGTTTTGGAACAAGTAGTTATCTTGGAAGTATTTGATAAAGAAATCAAACTCCAAGGTACCAGCTTCTTGTTGGATGGATAGTAGGGTTTTTTTGTAGACCACATACTCTAAGTTGTTAAGAATATAACTCGGCAACTCGTAAGTGGACACCCCAGCAGTGCATTGAAAGGTTACAAACTGCGTAGAGAAAAGCGGAGCATGGTTATACATGGTAGTGACCGCTTCGTCAATACAAGTCTTAAGTTGGTAGGGAGTTAACTCCACCCTAATTACGGGGTGCCCTAGTCTAGCTAAAACGAAGTCCTTAATTACTTCATCAAAGTGTGTAAATTCAACACCATCTACCGTGGTGGTGTTGTTAAGCTTCTCAACATCAATCTCACCATTAGTTTTAGTGGCATCATTAACATTGGCTCCTGCATAGGGAGCAAAGCTATTACCGTATGCTGCTAGC